GCCATATGAGCGCGAGCCCGCTCTGCCCGTGTACCCGCCATCCCCACACCCGGCAAATTCATCGCAGAAGGTACGAGATTGGCCGGATCAAAATCCACATCCTCTCGTGTAATCCCATCAGGTCCGAGTAGATGGAACCTTCTTTTAGCAGTATAAAACTCAAAAAACAAAGCCTTAAACTGTTCCCCCACATGCTTGAGGGAGGTTTCCATATTCCTCGACATATCCGTAGCTAACGGTCCCGCCAGCTCATTCAACTTTTCAATCGTATCCCCACTAGGCAACTGAGCGGCTTTCTGCATTGCTGCCAAATCATGCAACCCAATAAGCTTGGTTCCTTCCTCCTTAGCCCATTGGATGAAGGGTAGGATATCTGAAGCTTGATTGTAGTAGGCAGGATCCACCAGAAGCTTGAAGGCTTCCCCCAACATATTCCTCTGTCCGATAACCTGTCCCCCAACTCGGGGATCAATTTTCCTCGCTTCTCCCTCAGCCATGCGCGAGTCATCATACGCCAGAGGTGGCCTCAACCTAGCGTTAGCACTATCATCATAAGCTCTAAGTAGGCTTGTAACCATCATCTGCAGCTTCGCAGGTTCTTTAGTTAAAGGAACCCCACAATACTCCATCGGATTGGAGTCAAGGGTTATCTTTGATAATGGAACCTGACCGTGCCACCAACGAGAGGTGTCATCTTGTAAAATCGTATTTCTCGTAGCAATTACATGTCGTCGGTAAGGAAACATCCTTGCATCAAAAGTGGACGCTTTTCGATACAGCGGCTTTCCCGCAACATCGTTTACCGGCATGGGAATATCCGCCCCAAAAGAAGGAACCCTATACATCCAAGGCGAATCCTTCAAACCCATCATGATATCTCCCCCGGAAGTGTTAACCTCCCTATCTAAAATATAGATATCATAAACAGTTACGAGCATCTTGCCCCCGGGATCTTCACCCCTATACCCTCTCTGCGCTCCATAAGTGTTATGCACGGTGGGGGTAATCTTATCCATCAACCGATTAACCATTCTCCTCCACCTACTCACACTCTCGCCATCCGGCACAAACTTATTCGCAGCCCAGGGAAATCTTGTGGCTAGATAAACCCATGGGAACTGTCTTCGAATAATCACCGCATAGGCCTGCTGTAAATCCCACCCCTCAGGGGAAATCTGGACCGGCAACACATTATCAACCCCAAGAGACTGAATCCTAACATCCCCCTGCCCATTGGCCCAATACCCGGGATCCCAATCCATGTGTAAATATCCTGTCCCCTCAATCGCAGCGTACTGTACCGCCTCCTTGATCTTCCTATCCACATCACATTGGTTGTACCAGTTAAGGTAACCTTTATTTAAAATATCCGCTTGAGCATCAAACTCAGGATTATCACAAACAAACGAATTTATCGGACGGGGGTTTGAGAGGGTAGCCACCACTTCCCTAATATCCCTCTTCACAAAATTCATTGAGGCTTTACTTAGGGTAGAGGGTATCTCCTCCAATCCCAAATCATTCATAATCCGATAACTAGTGTCAACAAACTGGTATCCACTCTGACCTTTTAAAAACCATTCCCCATCTTGAATAGCCTCTCTCATCCACCCTAACAGCCTATCCTTACCACTTTGGTCTTTTCCATCCCACCTTCTTGGAGCCTCAAATCGAGAGGGTTGATTAAACCCTCCCCTGGCTATCGAAGGTGCCGTGGAATCTGAAAGTGTTTTAGTATCCATCGTAAACCTCTTTCTTTATTAATATAACCTATCGTTCCATAATCTCTGAGTACCACTCCCTAAACTCCGGAGATTTATCATTACTCCACTTCATTCCTTCCAAAAGAATGTCCCGTGCCATTGGATCCGTCTCAATTGAGGCTAACCTCGCTAACTCCCTATTACACTCCCCCATCACCCGCTCAACCTCCTGCATGTACCGTTCTTCCTTACGTCCCTCTTCCCCTCGATGTTGGGAGTTCAGCTCTTTAACATACTTTCTATAATCTCCTAGGTTAGAGATCTCAACCCTATCCGCCCCTTTAGGGGTGGAGGCATCAGCTTTACCCGCTACCCCCAACTTCCCATCCTTATACCTCCACATGACAATAGGTACAGAAAACTGTTGGTGAGGGCTCCTTGTCCCTAGATAAATCCTATCCGCCACTCCCCCACATTCCGTACACTTCACCTGATCTTGATTCCATTTAACCTGCTTATCAAACTGATTGTCACATTCCTCACATTGAAAAGTATGTCGCGGTCTCATTCTAACTCCTTAAGATATTAGCTCATTACCCCAAAAAATTCTGGGTCTGACCTCAAACCCTCCACCCTCAAGCTTTATATAAACCTCACTCCACCCACTCTGCCAGTTGGGTTTGGTGATAAATTTAGCTTTAGATACATCACTCATGTGTCCAGACATATGGCCTATGATAGGCAATCCTTCGTAGGTGGTATCGTAAAAAGCCCCAAAGCGGTGGTAATGTCCACAGATTAAACTTTTTTTAATATACTTCAATAAAGTCATTGCTGGGTTAATCGACCTCTCACTCGACCCACGTAAGTTACCATGCAAAAAGACCATATCCCCGAGGGTATAGAATTCCTGATCTTTTAATACAACCCATCTGGAGGGCAACTCCGCCGCTTTAGCAAACTCCAACGCTCTCAAATCATACAACCCCGGGTGAGATGAAAACATTCTATTAAATCTATTCTCGTGATTCCCTTGAATAAACACCACCTTCTTAGCTAACTTATCCACGGCGTTAATAAACCACCGAGCCCCATCAAACTCATCTTGAATTGTTGTACGTCTCAAAGGATCCTTATCATAATCACTCACTGTATAGCAATCATAAATATCTCCATTCAACACTATCACATCCGGTTTGAAGTTGGAGACCTCCCTCAAAGCTATATTAACTTTCAAAGTATCCTCAAACCTAAAATGAATGTCACTTAAATTAGCAACCTTAATCAACTTCCCCATCAAACCTCCAATAAGGTATATAAATTTCTAGAATCTTTAAACCCTTCCTCAGGTTTGAGATTTCTAGGCCTTCCTCCCACCTCTCCCGATACATATCTCGGCCTTCGTTTAACCTCGTCCTCTTGCTTACGAGCTTCCTCCCAAGCCTGAGGTCCTCTCTGTCCTCTAACCTCCGGATCATACCAGGAGCAGAGTAGGATAGAAGGAGCGATAATCCTATCATCATGATTTCCCACCGATGCCTCAATCCGCTGCCGATCTAGATTATACTCTAAAGTAGCCATCTGCTCAACTACCTTAGGGCTGCGAGGTATGAAGGACCCATCCCTCACCATCTTTCGGAAAATTGAGATAGCCTTAGGTCGGTTGGCACGAGTGGTTCTCCACCCTAGCCTCGCTGTCCCTTCGATAAGTTTCTTTTGGGCATTTTTAATACTAGTTAAATCCACATCTTGATGTAACGAACTAGTGGGCCAACCTCTTTTGATGATTTCAGTTTGGCACGCGTCCCCCGCACCGATGTTAGTTTCTACCACCACATGAGGCCAAGCCATCCCCCCACTCCTTTTACGAGTAACATAAAGATACGCGAGAGCTTGAAGCCACATCCATAGATCATGAGGCCCCACCCGGTTCGAGGCCCATTCCGCCACCTGCTCGTCTGGATGCCAAGGGGTAGCTTTCTTTATCACAGTTATCACACTATCATCCCCATCTCCTCCAATCCCTTCGCTGGGATCTACCCCAATCCCATACTCCTCCCCATCCTGTGGCCATTCCCAAATATAAATCTTTCCATCCGTATCCAAATCTGGCCAGCCATCCAGCTTAACTCTATCCAGATTAAAATAAACCTCATCCTTTAACCCAGTCCTTACTCCCCTCCCCCTCTCCTGCACCCTATACCAATCAAAGGTGGGGGGCACTAACCCTCCACCTAACTGGTAAGCCCCCTCTGGCACTTCACTCCCCACCTCCGTCCTTACCTTGGTTAAGGTTTCAATCGAAAACACACTAGGGTTCGAGGCTTGAAAGGCTTCATCTGGAGTGGCAGGCATTTCTTGGAGAAACTTTTCCAACTGTCGCTTGTCCCTAGCCTCCTCAAATTCTAAATAATAAAACCATTGTTGTTCTATCGGTAAGCGCCACCCCATCCCTAACGCCTCCCTCAACATTTCCGATTGTTCCACATACCTCTCCGCAGCTTGTGCGTGGGCTCGGACATAATCAGGAGGTTCCCACCCTTCCTCTACCGGCCTGCGTTTCAACCACCCTTCCGTAGGATATAAATCCCTCGCCACATACCAAGGAAAAAATAAAGGCTTGAACCTCGCTATTCCTCTCACATCCATCTTCACCATTGTCTGCCATGTGCGGTGCCACCAATTCCCCAACCCTTCCGCAGTGCTTTCAAGCATCAAAAAAGCGAACGGGTTCTCGTGCATAGCCCTCACTAACGACGCGTCCACCAAATCCTCAGGATTGATAAAACTCGCCAACTCGCTCAAATGAGCTACGGTAGCGGTATCTCCTCGTCCGATACCACTTTTCTGGTTACCCCACTGTACATAAACCCCACTGCCCAAATCTCCCCACTCCATCTTAACCCCACTTTCTTGGGCAGTCATTCTGGGGCGAAGCCACCAGGGTAGTTCATTCCAGATACCCTCAATTTTTTGAACCATCTTTTTAGACTTAGGCTCGCTAGCACTTCCTGTGAGGGCATTTACGTTATTAAAAAATAGTACTCTATGAGATATTAAAATTTGCGCGATAGTGGTAAACCCCTCCTGACGCGCTTTTAGGATCTGATACATCTGCGCATGGCCTTTGGCCTCAGCTTTAGCTAACTCATTTAAATAAATCCTTTGAGCTATGTTAGGTTGAAAGGATACTAGTCTAGAGGACCAATCTAAAATCTTAACATATCTCCGCATATAATACCCAAAATCCAACTTACATCTAGTTCTCTCCCCTAACCTCCACAACTCCTCCTCCGGGGTGAGGTTACGGATCAATCTCCCCTTCTCCCCCACCAACCCTTTAAAATGGCTTGTCATCTCTTCCCATTGGCTATCATCGGATTCGAGAAATTTCCATTTGAAAGGTAAGGAGTGTCTAGCTTTAATCAAGCTCTCCGCACGTTTGAGGTTTTTGTCAATCACATCTGGATGGTACATATGGGTATATTTAAAGCTTAGAAGAATTTTGAGATTCAGACGGGTTTGGGAAAGCTTCCCTCTCACTCTCCTCCACAATCTCCCCCTCAATCACTTCGTCCTCTCCCATTCTCTCTCTTACATCCGTATCCAACTCTCTTTCGGTATCCGAAAATTGGTTTAACGCTTTCAACCCACCTCCTTTAAGAGCATCGATCCCAATCCCTACATTGTTCTGATTAACCTGCACATTCACCCCTCCGCTCTTTTCCACCACCCCAGCAATCTCCAACAACATCTTCCTATCCGAAAACCCCTGCCTACCCTCCACCATAGCACTTCTCAAGCTCATATCAATCAAACCCCCCACCTCCATACTAACCTTCAACCCTCCCACCAACTTCCCAATCTCCCTCATCCCCTCACTTAACTGTTTCATAATATGTTCAGTCTTAACTCCCGCCACTTTGCCAGCTTTATTCCAATCCCAGGGGTGATTTGAATCTATCCACTCTCTAACCACCCTCGCTAACTTCCCCATGGGAGCATACATTTCCCCACTCCCCATACTAACCTCCTCTAACCACCCCACGGCTTCTTGATCGTTGTTGAAAGTGCGGGATAGAAACCAGTGTAAAGATCCTACTTGAGTGGGGGATGGGGCTTGCACCTCTAAAGGTTGAGGGAAGGGGGTAGATAATTTTATCAATTTATCTTCAGCCATTTAGTACTAATCTCCAATCTTAACCTTATCATCCCAATTCATCCATACACTCGATCTAGAGACTTTGGATAAAGGTTCAGATTTACCTAAACCGCTTTTCTTAATCGTATCCTGATATTCTTGTATCCTCTCCTCAATCGTACTAACCTTCACACTCCCCATCTCATAACCTTGATTATATATATCAGGATTTGGAAGGCTTAAGGCTATCCTCAGGGCTTGTAACTCGCTTGCGATTTGATTTAGGGCTCCCACAATCTCTCTCCCCATTACCACTACCCGCAACCAGCTTCTCAATCTCATAATCCCTCTCTAAAAGTGTCAATATCCGTTTAATGCTTTTTAAGGTCAACACTATCTCAAACCTTTGCTTGAGTTCCATTTGAACCTTTCTCAAATAATCCACATCATCACTTTTTAATTTTATCATATCAATCCTCCATTTTATCCTTAGAGCGTTTGAGGGTATAAGAAGGTTTCCTGGCTCCTCTAGATTTCTCGGGTGCTAGATTCTCAGGCTTAAGATCCTCCTCAAACCCAACCTCCCCAGCTAAAAGATCCTTATCCAAAAGCTTAGGGGGAGAAAGCTTGATACTCTCCGCAGGCTTGAGACTCTCCTCAGGCTTGAGATTGGGCTTAAGATCCCCTTCAAGGTTTGTACGAGGCACTTTCACTCCCTCCCCCACCTCAATCATTGTTCTCTTACCATCCGGCAATTCAACCTCAACCTTGGACGAGATCCCTAATTTACCCCTTAGAGTATCAGGTACCGGCTCTGGACCCACCTGCACCTCCACTTGATTCCTGATGGTATCAAGATTAAGGCTCGAACCTACTTGCACTTCCACCTCAGTTCGATTATCAAACCTTACCCTAATCTTAATTGTAGGGAGGATAGCTCTATCCTCATATTCCACCCCTCTCGCCCCCCACGCTACGGCAGGAAAGGTTAAATGAGGTTTATTGAAATTAGGATATAAAGTAAGTTTGTGGGATAGATCCTTACTTAAAGAATCAAAATCCCCTTCCCTTCTTAACTCGCTAAGAACAAGTCTTAATACCTCCAAGGTGCCCTGCCCCACCTCCAATCCATTTAATGGGCGAGCTTGGGAAGGAATAACCCGCGCCCCAAGGGGGATTGGTGAGCCTTGCCTTGCCGCTTCCCCTAATTTATTCTTCCCTTCTCTATCCACAAAAACTGCCATGATATTAGCTCCTTTAGTTATACCATTTAATTTCTATAACAATCATAAACTCGTCCTTTTAAATTCCACAATCGAACGACTCCTAAATCTAGATCATTCCCCACCTCTACCAAAGCCCCTTGAAATAAAAACCAATCGCTATTCCACAACCAACTCAAATCTATTCCATTTCTTACTCCAGGTCCTGGAATAATGGGACGCATTAAGTTTCTAATTTCAATAAAATCCTTCTCGTTCAAATGAATTAGTACAACCCCATACACTCCCCAACATGCTCCCAGATATGCTTCCTCCAAATCTCTTAAAGTCATATAACCCCCTATCGAACAACCCCCAAAATCCCCAACACCAACGATCCCACCACCCCAATCTTTTGGATTAAAGGAGCTTTGTGGGTAACCTTCTCGATGTCCCCCATAATCTTAGGTGCTCGCTCACTCGCGCTTTCAAGGTTAGCCGTGATCCCTGAAATATTCTGCAAACTAACCTGAGCTTGATCCAACGCTAGTTGCCCTTTAATCAATAAAGGCTTAACCTCCCCCAGACTTGAATTAATACTCTCGTTAGTCTCATCGATACTATCCACCAGCTCTTTCTCAACCTCCACCAACCCCTCAACCCCTTCCCTCACCTTTTCCTGAGTCCTCGACATCTCCCTACTTTGGGTGGAAATTTCCCTCTCCCCGGTTTCAAGTACTCTAAAGGCTTGGCGTCCCACCTCCCTAACCTCCCTCAACACCTCAGGGATTACTTTAACATTGATCAACCTAGCAGTGGCTTGAAAACTAGCGGCAGTTGCCAACCCCGCTTCGATAGCTTTAACGTTCTTCTCATTTAAAGCTACCTCTTGATACCTATCCAGAACCTGGGAACCTTTTCTAAGGCTCTCATTCAAGGCCCCTGTTGACTTTTCTAGGGTATCAAGAACTCTCCACACTTTAACACTTAAAGTTACACTCACCAACAACCCTACCACCAAACAACCTACCTTTAACAACTTGATATAATCATCCAACATAACAATTCTCCTATAACTGCGCCTAATCTCTTAACTGTTTACTCAACTTACTCTCACTCAACCAATCTATTGGCTTGAGGTCATTGGCTTCCAACCACCCATCCACCAACCTTTGGTACCTTTTAACTGTAACATAGGTGCCAAGTCTTGATAACTTAATCTGAAGGGCGAAGGTATCAAGTTCCCCATCCTCATCCTCACACTCCCCTACAACCCTCTCTAATCTCTCGTACACTCTCTCTTGACTAGGGGTTAGGGGTGGGTAAACTTCCACAAAAGGTTTGTAATCAAAAACATCTCTCATAGGTAGAGTATATAAAATAGTTAGATTAAAATCAACCCTTTGAGGGGAAGGAGAAAGATTAGAAAAGGTTAGAGAGGGCCTACCTTTTATTAGAGCCCACTAACCTGCGGTACGCATTAATCCCCCCCACTAGGGGGTGGTTAGCACCTAAAGTGTAACACTATAGTACATACTTATATAATATTTAACCTGTTTGGGGGGTATAAATACGTACCTCTGTTAAGAGGATTCTAATAATAGCCTGAGAAAGGACTTGATTAAGGGTTAATTAAAGCTTTTCTAATTTTAAGGATTCTAATAATTGGAGAGGGGCTGTAGGTGGATATTAAGAAGTCCGCAAAGAGTACCATCACCGCATCCGTAAATCTTGCGCGC